TATTTCTGCTTTACCTAATATAAGATGTTGTGTTTTAATTAGTGGTGGGCAGAATACTGCGACTGTTTCATATTCTGTATGGAATAATAATACTACTCCTTGGACCAGTTTAGGAACATGGAAAGATTATAGTAATAAATCATTTTCAGGTTATTTATTTATAAGGAGGTTGTCATAATGAAAGTCTGGGCTTATATTCATCCTGAGCTAAATATACTTTGTTGTGCTGTTTTACCTGAAGCGGTGCCACCTGGTATCCAAGCTATTGAATTTGAAGTAGAAAGTCCTGATGATGTTGTGTATGATGGTAACCAAATAAGACTAAAAACGTATGAGGAAAAACTTAATGAAAGAAAGCAAAGAAAGCTACAGGAATTAAAAACTTATGTTGCAAGTCTACTTCAACCAACTGATTATGTAGTAGTCAGAATAGCCGAGGCGCAGTCTTTAGATGATTTTGCAAAAGCAAACGAACTATTACAAAAATATTCACAGGTTTTAGAAAAGAGGCAAAGAATAAGAGAGTGGAACGAAAGAATAAAACAAGCAATAAAAGAGGCTAAAACTTTAGAAGAGCTTGAGAGGATAAAAATTGAGTTTGAGGGATAAGTATAAGTGTTTAAAATTAGTTTATTGATCATTGGTTTATCTTTGCTTGCTAACGCTACGTTGTTTATTTTATACAAAAACGAAAGGTCTATTAACCAATTATTAAAATCTGAAAATCGTGAGTTAAATCTTAGGTTTAATCGATTAATGGAAGAGCATGTGAATTTAAAAAAGGTTTGTGAATTGGATAAGCAAAAGATAGAGCAAAATTACAAGAAACTTTTACATAAAGCAATGCAGAAGCCTAAGACTGTTGAAATACCTGTATTGATTGAAAAGCCTGTGTATATTCCAACTGAGGATTGCCAAAGGATGGGAGTAATGGTAGATGAGGTTATTCGTCTTATTAGTAGTCAGTAGTTTTCTTTTTGCTTGTTCTTCTGTTTTTGATCCTAAGGTAATAGAGAAGGAAGTTTACGTGCGTTGTCCTATACCTGAAGTGCCAAAAACACCGAAGCCTACAATTTCTGAGAATGCTACTTATCCCGAGAAGCTTAAATCTTTATTTGATTATTTATTTGGTCTTGAGAAAGAAAATGAAATTTTACGAGAGGTGCTTGAAACATGCAGACAGTAATGAATTTGTTAAGGCGTTTGTTAAAGTATTATCATGTTGACATTTTATTTGCTATTGTGTTTTTGTTTATTGCGATTTTATTTGTATATGATCAATCTGTTTTGTTATCCGCTATAGCAAGAAAGGTGGGATTAGCGAGTGCTGGGCTTGTATATTATTACATTACGCGGTATATTAAGATAGGTGTGGTTGAATGGAGGGATCCGTTTGACAAGTTGTATAGTTTATTTTTGCTTCTTTATATTGGGCTTGTTTTTGCCTTTGGTTAGGGCTGAAGATAGGTGTTTATCTCTTGTTAACCCTGTTAGAGAAGCTACTTACAAATACATTGCTAACGATTTTCCTTATTGGTATAATGTAGGTTTAGCGAAGAAAGAGACAAATTGTAGATGGATCAAAAGTTTAGATGGACACGGTTCGGTAGGATATTTTCAACTTACCCCTAAATTTCTTGATACTTATCTTAAACCACTTTTTCCAGATTACACTAAAGAATATAGCAAGGATCACTTTTATGCGTTTGCGTATTATTTGAAAAGTTTAATTAATAAGTGCCCTGTTAAAAAGCTTTGGGTTGTATATCAGATGTATAATGGCGGGAATTGGGTTTTGAATGAATGTAAAAAAGCTGGCATTTGGGAATGGGAAAAATGTAAAAATCAATGTAAAAGGGGTATGGTTTGTGTTTGGAAAACTAATGAAGGATGTAAACAATATCGTTCGGCTTGTGATATAAATTATATGTATTCAGTAAAGGTTTATCAGTTTGGGCAAGCATATAAAACAAAACCGGATGCTTACTTTTATTGGTAGGAGGTTATATGCCGGCGCCGAAAAAACGAAAAGATGAAACCTGGGATGAATACAGAAACAGATTGATAAAGTTTTACATAGCCGAAGGTTATCCTCAAAAACAAGCAGTAGCTATTGCTTATAATCAAGTTCGAAAAATGAAAAACAAAAATAAAAAATAGAAAACATCAAATGGAAATTGTAAGCCTTTTCAAACAATCCGTTAATTTGATAACGGGATCTTTTTCAGGATTTTTGTCAAAAGTTATAGCATGTAATCTTTATGGGAAAGGGTATTTGTTTTATTCCATTAATAATGGGCTTGTTAATATTAGGATTTATCAAGGTGCGGAAAAGGTAAATTTAATTTTGACTAATTCTTTGACTGATTTGAATGGGGAAGGGATAATTGATTTTGAAATAAAAGGGATGGTTCTAAAGATTGAAATAACAAGTACAGGATTTGATGGATTTATTCATTTAGTTTTGAGTTCGTTATAGGTCCAATGCATCGAGCATTTTAATAAAGTTTTCATAATTTTTTCTAAGTGTGTCGTAATCGATTGATAAGTTTGGCGCTTCGATTGTTTCTGCTATTTTTTGGATTTGTTCTTCTAATTCTTTGTAGGGGACCAGATAGTTTGAGTATAGAGTGATGCAACCAACGGTTGGGAAGCCTTTTATGGTATAAAATGTGAGGTCTTTTTGGTTTTTTGGTTTATAATATGTTTGTAAGGCGATGAAGTTATAGAAAATTTGGGGGTCTTTAAAGGTTATTGGGACGAAAGTTTTTTCCGCAAGGTTTATATGGATTGGTATGATGTAGATAAAGTCGGCTTTAGGTAATAAAGGTTGGTTGTAGCGTATGGCTTGGTAGATATTTGAATAGAATTTTAAATAGCCTGTTCCGAGAGGCAAGGCTAATCTCATGCATATATCAATAAGGTATGTTTCTTGTTTGTTTGCTACTTTAATTTCTTCGGTTGAGAAAAAGCCCACATATTTCATTTGTTCTAAGATGGAATTAAGCATTCGCAAATTAACTGCCCATGATTTAGTGAGAAATGATTTATCGTAGATTACTTTACCGATGTATGATGCTTTGTTTTGTTCTATGCCTATAGTGAGAGGTGGTTCTATGCCTTTACCTAAACACAAACAATCAATCCCATATTCAAAGTCGATATCATTTAAAATTTCTTCTTGGTAATAATCGAGTTCTTTAGCAAATTGACCGCCTTCTTGTATGAGAGCTTGTTTGTAGAATTCGAGTTCGTATTGATTTTTTATTATTGCTGTTTCGAAGGTATTTCTATATACAGGATCAACTTTAGTGACTGCTGGGTAAGATAATTCATCAAAACTTACTATTTTGTATTTAGGGGTTATTGGGACTACTTTTTTTTGGAATAGGCGATTGTTTTCTAAGATTGCTTCGTTACCGGCACCGAATACTTCTATGTTTAGTCGTTTAAATAATTCGATGATGAAACTGAAGTAGCAATCTAAGGTTATGACTTTAGAGATGGATGTAAAAACACTATCGGGCAAGTCAGTAAGGATTTTGACGTTTGGGATGTTTCTACCGAAAGCTAAATCTTCCATATCTGGGAAAGCACTAATAAAGTCAGCGAAAACAAAAATTTCTTCATATTTACTAAATTCTTCGATATATCCACAATCCATTCCTGTAGTGAGCCATAGTATAGCCATTATTCTAATCCTTGGTAAAAAAATTCGACGTATTCTTTGTAATCTTGAAGCAAATAATCTGCGAAAGTGGTTAGTTCATCGTTTATGATTTTGAATTTTCGAAGTAAGTTTAACAAGTAATTGTATTCGAAGTAATTTAATCTTCCGAAGCCGAGGTAATAAGTTTTATTTCCATCTCTTAGTTTGAAAGTTAGACACAAAGGTTTGTATGGATCTTGTAAGATTTCGATGCGATGTTTATTATCACGTATGAATTCTGCGATTGCGATCAGATAATCTTCGTTGTCCGAGCGTAAAATTATGGTGTTGCCCTCTTTAATTCCAATGATCATGTTTTTGTATTTGATGATAGCTCGGGGCGATTTTACATTGTGGAATTCAGAAGTTTCTATCACTTCGGGTATTTCGTTTGCTTTTACAATCATATTTTAATTTTAGTATTGAATTTTTACGTTGTCAAGTTAAATTTTATTTTGATGTTTGAATTGGCATTAAATCCAATACAGGAAAAATTATGGAACGCTTTTTTTAATAGTGATTATCGGTGGATTATATCTGTAGGTGGTAAGGGGTCTGGCAAGACACAACTTGCTATTTTTATTCTTTATGAGATTTTGACAAATGAAAAATATGCAGGATCGAGAGTTCTTATAGCGAGAGAAAGTTTAAGAGATTTGCGAAATACACTTGTAGCGGGATTAGAGCGTTTATTAAGTGAAAATCCATCTCTCAAATCAATCATAACGGCAAACTCAAACTTACAAGTAATAAAAAATACTGCGTTTGATACTGAAATTTATTACTTATCACTTAACGAGAAGAATGCACAGTATAAGTCAGTGTTGTCTTATGAATTTAATGTTGTGATAATTGATGAAGTAGACAGAATAACAAAGGAAGCATTTATTGAAGTATCTGAGAGGTATAGGCTTGTTCATCCTTTTTCGAAGGGAATGCTTATTTTAAATCCTTGCACACAGGAACACTGGTTATATCAAACGTTTGTTCAAAATCAAAGATCTGATACGATCATTATCAAATCGTCTACTTATGACAACTATTTAATTGTTCGTTTGAAAAAGCAAGATTTAGAAAACATGACTCAATATACACACCAAAACAAAACTTATTATGTTAAGGATAACGTTAGGTATGAGGTGTTATATGATTTGAAAGATACGGTAATAGCCAAGCGGTTTAATGTTTCGCATTCTTTTATAACTGAGATGGAGATGAAGCCGTTAGGGTATAGAAAGATAATGCTTGATGGTGAGTGGGGGGCTTATGATTATGGAAGTGGTTTATTTGATGATGTATTTAAAGAGGACAACATTATAACGATTGACAATCGATTTATTGATTATACACTTGATTTTACTCTTTATTGTGGTGTAGATTTTGGTGTTAGGCATTCGGCGTATGTATTAGTTGGTGTTGATTACTTGGGTAGAATTATTATATTAGACGATTATATTTCGGAAAATCAACCGGTGCGTATGTTTATTGAATACATGTTAAAGCGATTTAAAGATAAGTTTAGGATTAAGACACCTCAGATGATAATTTATGTAGGAGATGTTGCGGGTAAAAATAGAGAGATTTACGATGGGTATGATTTGTTTACGAAGCTAAGGAAGGAATATGGTTTAACATTTCGTGGCAATAAGGTAAAGATAATTGAGAGTATAGCATTGATAAAGAATTTGTTAGAAAAGAAAAAGTTATTGGTAAGTGATCAAGCGCATAGGAGTTTGGAGGGATTTTTAGGTAGATTTCAGGCTGACAAATATGGTAATTATAAAAAAGATGGTTTTTACGAGCATTTACTTGATGCTATACGGTATGTTATTTTTGAGATCCATAAGCATTTTAGATCGACGCAAATTAAGCAATTAAAAACGCCTATGTATGCTTACCCTACAACATATTTTTAGCTTGCATTTGTCAGAAGGGAAACAAATCAATACAGAGAAAGATATTTATGCTTTTTTGAAAAAGCATGTGTTTGTTAAGTCTTACAAATTATATTGTCCTGTTTTACGGGGTATGCCTGATTTTTTAGTGATTAAGGCGAACTATAATTTACCATCCGGATTTTATGAAGTGAAAAATAAAACACAACTTACGCAATCACAAATTAAATTATTAAGTGAGCTCTGCATGGTGTTTGATTGTATTGTTGTTAAATATAACAAACAAGAGCATAAATTGGATTTTTATAAAGTAGGGGTGACCTCTTGACAAGTTTTGTTTTTTGTGTTATTGTTGTATAAAAAGCCGACGGAGGGTATGTATAAATGGAATTGGAAAAAATTTTAGAATGGTTTAGAAAACCGATAGGTGGACAAACAGAAGAAGCAAAGACAGAAGAAAGTATACAATTACAAAATCAAGTGCAAGAACAAACACAAGAACAAATACAAGAACAAATGCAAGAGCAAGTGCAAAATCAAACACAAGAGCATGAACCAAAACAGGCTACAAAACAGGCTTTATATAACTTTCCGGGGGCTGATATTCTAACACCTGCTGACTTACATGATATAGCGGTTGGTAGGCAAAGATTTGTGGCTAAATATGCTAATTTTGAAAACTTAAATTCTCTCTTACAAACAATTGAACCGGTTGCCTACCGTCAATATTTACTTGATATTCAATCTGGAAGAAGACAAGGTGACTATTATACTTACTTAGAAAAAGCTAAAGATATTACATTAGAAGCAACCAAAACATTAGCAGAACAATTAAGAAAATTACAACAGTATAGCCCTACTTTCACACTAACACAAAGACAACAGGGGAAAAGACCATATACAGTAAGAGATATGATGCGGGATTATAAAAAGAGTTTACCATATATTACTACAAAATATCATATGATTTACCATTTAGATGATGGAACAGTAGATAGGGGTAGACTTGATTTGTCTACTCCGAGTGGTATACCAAAAGAAAACTAAAAATAAGGAGGGATGGATATGAGTTTATTTTGGGGAGATTTAGGAACACCCGGACAGGGGGCAACAATTACAGATGAAAATTTCTTTAGCACTACTGATGCACGACCTGTCATTCGAACCGAGATAACTAAAGATATGTGGAAAATCACATTTGCTTATTCAAACTTCAGACGGTATGTGGATAAGATTACAGGGTTTAATGAAAAAATGTCTGATAAAATAATGGTGCCCAAAGATTTATTTAGACCCGAGGATAATAGCTGGGAAGTTGTAGATGAATTTCAACCTCTACCTACTTTTAATCTAAATTTTGGACGATTTGCTATTCAAGTGACTGAAAGAGGTAAACAATTTAGGCATACGGAAAGAGCGGATATTTTTAGCTTTATTGATATCAATGCATTAGTAAGAGAAAAATTTACTCAAATTGGTGTTGCTTCGATTGAAAGGGATTTATTAATGAATGCCTTTTTATATCTTGATGTTGTAGGAATAGCAAAGGCGAATGGGGATTTGAAAGTTGTAACAGGAAAATCTTTGGGACCGACTAAAACCTTTTTAAGGGATGTTGATGGTATTTTTACTTCACTAACAGTTAATCAAGTAACTTATGACACAAATACAATAGAGGGTGAAACGCCTGCTAACTTAACAATGGCTCATATTTTGAATTTTGCTACGAAATTGCATGATTTGAATGTTCCATCTTATTCTGGTGATGGATACGGGACCTATTTAGTAATTATTAACAAGCAAGCGGAAAACAGATTATTGACTGATCCGGTATTTTTCCAAGCAGTAACTTATTCTGGGGATGTAGAGAAGCTTTACAAAGGGTATATTGGTTCATTCTATGGTCAAGAATTTGTTAGGGATGAGGGTAAATATATAGACAAGTTTGTTTGTTCTTTAAATCCTGTTTTACAGGGTAAGGCGATAGCTTTATTTTTAGGGAAGTCGCCGGTAGTGGAAGCTGTAATAAGACCTGAAGCGATATTTGAGGAAGATCCAATGGATTTTGGACGTTATAGGGCTATTGCGATAAGAACTTACAGAGGAGAAAGTCCAACGTGGTTTAGTGCTGAGGGGCAACCTGTGGGTGGTATTCTTGTTGGTGCGTAATATATGATGAGTAAATCATGTGGGCAAAAAATGAAGAATACATTAAACACGTCTTGACCTTCGCCGGGGTTCCTTTTGAGGAGCCCCTTAACCTTTCTACGCTTTTTAATACGGTTTTTTTACCGAATTTTAAGGAAGCAATCTTAGAAGTTCAAAAACAAATTAATTTCTCTTTCATGAGAAATGAGATTGATATCACCTTACCCGCTGGGTCTTCGTCTGTAAGACTTAATACACCTCATGTTAAATTTATTCAAGCTATTTTTCCAAGAGGAAGTAAATTTCCTTTAGAGGGGTTTGATTATGCGAAATATACTGGCTCTTTAGTTACAGGCAATCCTTCAGCATTTTATTATGATGACAACAATATGACTATTTATTTTAACAAGATACCGATGGAAGACATTACTTACAGGGTTATTCTTTATAGATACGATTTAGACAGTGATCCACACCCTATTTTACAGGAAGCTCCCGAAATTCTTAAATATTTGTATTTGTCAAAGATTTTTCTTCAGTTGGGTGAACATGATAAATATGAGGCATCTTATGCTAAATTTATAGCGTTAAGTCAGAGGGAGCAAGCATTAGAAAAAGTGAAAAAAGCAAGAAGCACGATATTAAAGGTGTATCATGGATATGAAGGCTGGTGGTAATTTTAGGAATTATATAACAAAGGAAGAGCTTGATAGATATTTTGCTAAGTCTGGGTATGATAGAATTTACATAAAGAATTTGATATCTACTGATTGGGGGTTTGCAAGCTGGGATTTACAGGGGGATGTATTATTTGTTTATTCATTGTATGGAGATGCGCGAATATGGAAAGAGTTTTTTGTCAATTTAGGTAAGCAATTGAACGCAAAAATGATAAAATTTATTACGAAACGATCACCTAAGGCTTGGAAAAAATTATTACACGATGTAGAATTAGATGAGTATGTATTGAAAATTGAAATTGGAGGTTAGACAATGGGTGGGCTTGTAGATTTTATTTTTGGTGATGATGATGAAACTGAATATACACAGACAGTAACATATAATATACCACCTGAAGTAAGCGAATTACAACGGATTATTGCTGAAGAGATACATGCTTTAAGACCTTTAAGTGAGGAAGTTATTCCTGGTATTAGAGGGGCTTTACAGGAGTATCTTGAGAAGTATATAGATTGGTTTCGGCGAGCGCCTGAAATATATGATAGAGCAGTAGAGAGGCAACGAGCAATGACAGAGGAAGCCCTTTCTAAAACGAAAGCAGAGGGTGAGAGATTACGTGGTGAAGCGAAAAGGATAAGTGAAGATGTATTAAACAAAGCACTTAGAGACACAATAAGGCAATTGTCGGCTACGGGATTAATAAGTCAAACGGCTGGAACACAAGCTATGAGTGAACAATTTAAGCGATATATGTTAGAACCTGAATTGAATTTATTAGCTCTTGAGGGTAAAAATATTGCGGACATATTGAAAGCGATGTATTTACAACAGAGCGGAATTTTAGGTAAAAAATTAGGGTTTGAAGAGACAATACCGCAATATATGAGGGATATAGCAACGATTAAACAACAGAAAGCTTTAACACCTTTTGAGGTAAGGCGGGCTTTGCTTGGGACTTTATCAGGGGTAGCACCAACCATGATGCAAATGGTTCCAATGAATGTAACGCAGACGTCATCTGGTGGAATTAATCCTATTTGGGGTGGGTTATTGGGAACAGCTGGTAGCCTTGGGTTGTTTAAATTGTTTGGTATTATTTAAGATGGGGTATATTTATGGCAAAATTAAAAAGCCAGTTAGATCCTCTTACTTTGCTTAGTCTTCTCAACTATGAATTATTTACTTCAAGTTCTGAGAAGCCATCTACAAAGGATTTAGTTCTTCTTGCAAAAGAGCGGGCAAGTCCTTATGGTAAGATTACGATCAAGCAATCTGAAAGGATGCCTGTTTCTGAGTTTTTCCAAAAAGTTTTAATGCCTATTGTATTTGATTTAATAACCGCAAGAGAGCTAAAAAAGCCAATTCTTGATGAAAAAACAATAAGTGCTTTAAAAAAAGAAATTCCCGATATTGAGCAATATTTAGTAAAAGATGAAAAAGAGGGAAGATATCAATTTAAAGACATAGACAAAGCGCCAAAGCATATTCAAGAAATTAACAGAAAAATTCAAGAAATTGAAGAGGCACGGAGAAAGATATTAACTAATCCTCGTGTTTTTTTACAACCGGGAACGCTATCGAAAATGATGTTAGATCCTATTTTAGCAAGTGCTTTATTTGATGTATCGGGGCAATTGATTAAGGATATAAAAGAAAGTAAGAGAAGACAAGCGATGGATGCTATAACTAAAAAAGTGGCGGAAAAAGTAGGTGTAGATATAGAAGGGTTAGAATTTGAGGATATAAGTCGACTTTTACCTTTACTTTTACTTAACACATTAGAGTGGAAATAACATGACGACAACATTTGAAGATATACGATCTTTTTCCGACTTTATTAAATTTTTATTTAGGACACCGACGCATGAAGAAGTAGAACGTTTCATGTATGGATTGACTTCCCCTTTACGGACTGCTTTCAAAGAACCAAAAATTACTACAAAATCACAAGAGCAATCAAAAAAAGACACAAAAGAAAATACAAAAGAAGATATACAACAACAAATAAGCAATCAAACGCAAATAAGTAATCAAACGCAAAGCAAGCGAGGTGTAAAACCTATAATGCAACCAATAAAACAACAAATAAGCAAACAGTCGGTAGATAAACAATCGATAAACAAGCAGTCAATTAATTTACGGAACCTGATATTAAATGAGATTACGGATATTATAACGAACAAAAAATCGCCGAAGGATAGCTTGTTATTTCAAGATATTACTTTACGGAGCAAGGAAATTGAGGAGGAATTTAACAAACTTACACAAGAAATCCAAGCTACAATGAAAAATTTGGCTAATATATCGGAGAAATTTAATGATGCGCAGACTAAGTTAATAGGGTTATTTTCGTTAATGATTGGAAAAACGGATTTGATTAAACATGTTAATGAGCATTTATATGATAAGATGAGGGAGCTTATATTGTATTATCCGGCTGATGTTATTCCTTTGGGGATACGGTATTTAGTGGTTGGTTATTTTGCGGGCAAGCAAGCAGGAATAGATACTGACAGTTATAGTGTAGGAGAATTAATCGCAATGGGTAGTAATCCTGAAATTGTATCGAAGTTATCACCAAAAAGTTTAGAAGTATTAGATAGTGTGATAAGTATTTTACCAAAGCTTTATGAGACAAAGATTTATCCATACAAAGTGCAACTTGATAAGCAACAGATGTTAGCAAAAATTCTTGAAACGAAACAAAATCATTTAGCACAAGAACAATTAAAATTACAACAACTCGAAACATTACGATTACAAAGAATACTCACTTTGTATAATATTTTAGCACAAGAGGAAGCAAAACAAGAAAGCTTAAAACTGCAAAGAGAAAAATTACAAACTCAAAAAGAATTAAAAGAAATGAGCCTAAAAGCTAAACAAAAAGAACAAGTTAATACTGACTTGCAGAACCTTTTACAAGAAATTTTTAAAACGCAATCGAAAAAGTAATCATGGGTGTATTTGAATTTATCAATGAATTAAGGCAAAAGTGGTTTGGGTATAATGAAGAAGACGTATACAAATTTATTGCTAAACCTACACCGGCAGAAATCGAAAAACTCTTAAAAGACAAAAAAACAAGACAAAGCTTTTATGAAACGGCAACAAAAATTGCAAAACAAAAAAATATTGATCCAAATAAAGCTTTACCTTTACTATCGTATTTTATCCTAAAGCAAGCAAAAGATAACAACATAATTAAATCTGACTTGTTTACAACGCCAAATCTTCGTGATTATGAAAAAATAATAGGGCTTGATGAGATAGCCAGGATTGCTTTTAACGAAAAGACACCGGGCGGTGGTTTTGTTAGGATACTAACTGAATTTGGAGTAGGGGAACGGATTAGTAAAAAGGACTATGATAAATTTGTTGCAAACGTAAGGAATACAATTATTCAAGCATACAAGGTTCATGAGACGGTAGAGACGATAGATCGGGCATTAGATTTTGCGTCGGATTTATCATTAGTTTTAGGGGTTGGTGGGTTAGCGATAAAGGGTGGTTTATGGTTGGGGAGGCGGGCATTATTTCAAGCGGTTAAAGAAAATTTAACAAGATCATTCATTCAAAAAATAGCTACAGGGTTAAACACTATTGCCGGAATATCGATTAAGGCGGGTGATATAGCATTTATAGGATCAGAATTGAGCAAGACGTATGTTAACACTGTGGTTAAGGATTTACCGTTGTCTTATTCTTTGGATCATCTTTTAGTTAGCGGGTTAGGAGTGGGAGGTTATTTTTTACCAAAAACAAAGCGAGCTCAACAAGCTATTTCACGGGTCGATACTTTACCTGTCAATTTCGAAGATGTTAAACATGCCATTGTAGAAAATAAAGTTCCACTTACTGGATCAACACTTGACTTTAAGCCTAAAGAAATTGCTGAAAAAATTACTGGTTCATTACGTAATCAAATCGCTATTTTATCACAAAAAAGATTAAGCAAAGAACAATTCACATCTCTACAAACATTTATAACAAGAGCTTCAGTCGAAGCCTTACAAAATCAATTAGACACTTCACAATCATTATTGATAGCACATGCAATTGCAGAACCAAACGTATACAAAACTAAAATTCAAAATGTTTATAATGCCTACTTTAATTTTATCAAAACATATGAAGACGAATTTAAAAGGTTAGCTGACAGTATAGGCATAGATGAGGAAGCTTTTTCAATTGTCTTGAATAACAAAAATTTGTTTGAACATTTCAAAACAAACACAAGTCGTGCGTTATATAATCGTATTGTCTCGATAAGTGATGAAATAAAAGATCTACAGAATGTAAGGGTGAAATTAGGGGATGATATAGTTGCGTTATCGGTAAATGATGTATTTTCAAATGAATTTGTAAAGGCAATTGAAGACTATGTCGATAAAGCGTTAAAGAATAAACGATTAGGGGTTGTAGCGCAATTTGTTGATGATGCTGGAAATGTTATAAAAGAAGTGGGCTTACCTACAATATATATCCCGACTTATGATTTCGCAAAGGTAATTCATCTTACATTGAGAAAAAAATCACAAATTGTTGATGAATTTATCACTATACCAAACACGCTTTTACAAGCATTAAGAAACAAATATGGGGACAATTACGATGAAATTTATCGGTTTTTGAGTAAATACATTACTGAATATCTGAAAAAGGGTGAAGAGGTAGTTAGCATCTTACGTATTTATGATCCTGCTACTCAATTATTTCCGTCAACAATAGTTAGAGAATTAGGTCTTTCTAAGTTAAGAGTAATTGACGAAGTTTTTGGGATTTTTCCAAAGGATGAACTTGAAAGTTTAGGGCTCAAAGCAAAAGGGCGAGTATCAGAATTAAAAGACTTCGTAGAAAACTTAAATAAAATATTCCAAGAAAAAGCAAAACATGCATTATACACAACGGCTACTAAAAATCTAAAAGAATTGCGCGCAATCATAAAAGAATTGCTAAACAAAGCACCTAAAGATAAAACACGAACAATCAAATTAATTGAAGAATTGCAAACTAAACTTGATACCTTCGAAAACAAAGAAAACATCATTTCACTTATCGATGAAGTCAAAAGATTACTACCATTACAAAAAGAACTTAAAGCCGAAATAAAAGATAAAGATGCAATCTCATTAGCAGACAAACTCATCAAAACAATTCAACAATTAGATAAAGCGCTAACAAAATTACCGGAAAGACCAATTGATGATTTGAAAACTAAACTTATTGAAATTCTCGTATATAAGCATCCGTCTGAATTCAGGAAGTTTGGGCAGGGGTTTGTGGATGTTAAGACTTTATATGAATTAGATCCGGACCTTGCGCGGGCTTATTTAGCTAAAACTTATTCAAGGTTGTGGACCTTCGAAGAAAGATGGCTTACAAATGTAGCTCGATATACGGATGATATTTTATTTTCAGATCCAACCTTACAAGAAACCACTTTTATTAAAGCACTAAAGCTTATTCGTGATTATCAAGGGGCAGATACTATCCGGGGACAATGGTTGCATTTCTTGAGCAAGTTATCGAAACTTTATACAATGTTTCTTCCGAGGGTTGCGGTAGGTGCAGGGGCGCAAATCTTTTCGGCTATAGCGCAAAAATACCCAAGTTTCCGTTTTTTTACCGCTCCAATCGATACAACAAAAGAAATCATTTCAAATCCCGAATTAAGACAATTTTTAGTTTCACAATTAAAAGAAACATTAGACACTCCACATCATTATTTGTCCTTTTGGATAAGAGTAATTGAACCATTTATGAAGACTATTTTTTATAACGAATTGATGAAAAACCAAAAATTTAGAGAAGAGGTTCTTCGTGATTTTATTAAAGCACCAATTAAAGATTTTACTCCGCAGGTTGCTCATATATTATCTGAAATGTTGACAAATTTGATTGATAGTCCGGTTGCGTTATCACCTTTTATGGGTGGAAAGTTAGAAAAATTAGCTTATATACAGAGTTGGTTTCCATTTGTTGTTGCGCCATTTCAGATTGCTTTACATGCAACGGCAGATATTTTTAAATCTCCAAAGCACTTTGTGAATTATTTTAAGCATTTACTTATTGGTTCGACAATTTTACCGGCTACAATAGCACCCATTAGTGGTGTTATCGATACGGTGAAATATTTTTATGAAAATTTATCAAGTGTATACCATTTAGCATCATCTATTCTTACGGGTAATCCTGAGCCTTTACAATCGTATCTTGAAAAGAATGAGCCAACATTAGCGAAGTTATGGAAAGAGTTTTTCAGTTATACGACACAAATACCAAAGGATGAGCTTACTGGAAGGTTATTTCATGATTTAGGTTTAGTTTTAACTTTACATGGTGATAATGTAGTTTTTGATTATGTAAGGGCGGGGCTTGATTTTTTGGCTAAACATGTTGATATATCGAAGAAAAACATTTTTTCTCCTGGTTCAGTAAGCACTTCATTTGAGGTAACAATTCCTGTTATCAATACCGTATTAGATTTGTTAAACACACTATTTGTATATGGTAAAGAGCAACCTGAGCAAGCAAGCAGGGCTTTGATTGAAAAATTACAACAACTTATTCCTATTGCTAAAAATATAAAATCGGGTATTTTATCCGAATTGTCCCAATATGGGAATGTAAGCAATGATACTATTTTAAAAGTTTTTACAGATGAGGAATTAGCTAAATTGACTGGTATTAGTTACTATACGGGTGTTATGGTGAAGCATCCACAAGCGGTTGCGAAGATATTTGATACAATGTTTTTAGGTGGTTTCGGTGAGGCAATTGTCAGAATAGGAACAGGCAAAACAAAAGAAATTCTATTTCTTCCTAAGGTTTCCGATGTGCGCAGTTATCAATTAAAAATTTTAGGCAACGAAGAATACGTCCTCAGGTCCCTACACAAAATAGAAGATCCATACACAAAAAAACAAATTCTATTACGATTTGCAAATGTAATGGATAATTACTTCGATATACAACGACATGGTAAAAAACATAGAGATACTAACCAAGATTTAAACATGCTTAAAAGTTACTTAACTTTTCTGTCAGCAGGTAGTAATATTTTAGAAGATGAGGTGGATATAAACTACATGCTAAAAGTAGCAAACAAAGCCATTGTATTTTTAAAACAAAAACATAACATAGACAATATCACTCTACGGGAAACGCTAATGAAATTTTTTGATGATATAAAACTACGACGGAAGATTGCAAGCCATGGATAAATATTTGTATATTGTTCTGAATGTTTTTATAATCGGGATTGGTTTAACGATGTTAAAATTTTATCTCAACAAAATCATGCAAACAATCATAAAAATTCAAACCGAGCTTGAAATCGTCAAAGTAAATCTTAACAATCTTTATCATCAACTCTCTAAAGTCAAAGACTTAGAAGAAAAACATCAACAAATTTTAGTAAGATTAACCCGTGTCGAAGTATTACTTGAACAAATAAATTCGAATAATGATCAATCAAATTCTTCCTAAAAATCAAATTTTCTCTAAAAATCTAACTAATTATCTCAAACTCCCCTTCAAAATCTATTTGTGGGTCCTTAAAGAAAAAATACCACATTTCTTTTCCGCATTGAATTAAGGCATCAGCGTATTCTTTAGCCTCCTCAATTGTTTCGCATTCTATTTGTATTTCATCATGAATAAGGTTTACAATTCTTGCATTTGGATATTTTTTAGTAAACAATACAACTGTTCCTTTTAGCAATTCTGCCCCTGTTCCTTGGATTGGAAAATTCAACGCTATATTTAAATGCTCGGTGTATCTATTCCTACCCAAAACAGTAAAAACAGGGATTGATCCATTTTTTAATGAATTTGCGATTGTATCGATATGTTCTTTTACTTTCTTGTGAAATGAAAACCATTTTGTTCTAAGGTAGGATGTTTCATCAAAAGTCAAAGTTATATTTGCTTCGAGCAATATTTCTTGTAAAGCTCGTGGTGATGCTCCGTAAATTAACGCAAAATTGAATTGTTTCGCTATGTGTCTTTCTTCTTTAGTTATTTGTTCGATTGGTTTATCGAATAGGAATGAAGCGGTCTTAGTATGTAAGTCTTCTTTTTTTTGATATGCCTGAATAAAGGTTGGGATATTATAAATTTGTCCCGCAAGTCTTAATTCGATTTGTGAAAAGTCAAATTTAAGGAATGGTTTTTTATAAAATAAAAATTTAAGATGCCGAGGGATATTCAAAAGATTTGGATTATTACATGATAAACGCCCTGTTATACTTCCGCATACATCAAAATGTCCGTAAATGTATCCATCTTTACATCTTGAAACCCAATCCCGTAAGGATGCTACCTCATCTTGTTGTTTTTTTAAAGCAAGGATATCTTGAATGCATTGTTTAAGCTTTTGGTCCTTTGTTGTAAAGTATGTATATAGTAATGTTTGCTTTTGTGCATCGGGTAATTTAAGTTTTGATGCGACTTGTGATGGTGAAAAGGGATTAAACCCATAAGTTCTTCGAAAAGAGCTTTGATTTTGATTGAATATTGTTGTTATTTCTTGTAAACGTTGACGTGCTTGTTCGAGATCAAAGGGCACCCCTCGTTGTTGTATTTGCAACAACCGAATTAAAAAAGCCTTATCGAGAATATACACCGGCTTAAATTTGTTATACTGAGCAATGGTCCGTTGATACAATAATTCCGTAGCATTCAAATCCTCAATCAAATAAAACTTTATATCATCATTCAAAGTCGCAACCCCTCTTTCTAAGTTTTTTCGTATTTTGTTTTTATCCGATTTATACTTATACAATCCAAAATACTCACACAAATTTTCAAGACCAAATGCCCCTCTGTTCGGCTCTGTTATCTTTAGTTCAACCTGATAAGCCTTTGTAAATAAATAAGTATCATCAAAACTATCTCTGTTCGGCGGTATGAAATCCAAAATATAAAAATCATAAAACAAATTATGCCCCACTATAACATAGCCCTGCTCGATCATATCGGTTAAGAATTGCTTCATTTCATCTTCCTTGTCGAAAAAGTAGAATTGCCCATCTTTTTTTACTCCACCTAAAAGTAATTTTCCATAAAGACCCTTTGTTTCAGTATCAACAAATATGATCTTTTTCATTTTTACCCCTCTTTGGTTCAAAATATTCACAAGCAGGGAAAAGAGGATGGACCTCTTCGAAAAAGTCATTAAAGGTGCATCGCCAATCATAAGTTTTAAGTTTTTTTATGTATTTACACTCAATGCAACGTGGGCGCATAATTATTTCAAGTGCATAAAGTCTGTCACCATTGTTCATGCCACACCTCCTATGGTATTTTATTACATTATTTCCTATTGCCATTGATCCAAAATTTCTTCCATATTATCATCAAATATGTTAACGTGAAATTCCTTCTTAATTACGTCTGTGAAATCATAACCAAGCATCTTAAGGTAGATCAAAAATTTGTTAAACTCTTTTGGGAAGGTTTGAATAAAATTGTTTAAAGTCTCTTTATGGTATGGATCTTGCACAAGAAATTTTATAGGATTGTTTTTAATGATTGCTAACCAGAAAGGATTGAGATTAGGCATAGATAACCACGTATCTCGTAAAACCTTTGTGAAAAAGTTATAATGCAAATGTAGCTCACTGTTGTATGATACGGTTGGTTCTAAACTGATAACTTTATCTATCCCTAAATCACCTTGGGCTTTAATGGTCATGATTAAGTCGCTAAATGTTATGAATTCTATCTCTCTATCAAAAATACAAGGTTCAAAAATTGTGTATTCTTTAAATCGTGGCGCTACAAGTAAGTGTAAAACTTGGTTAAAATAAAATTTAGCTTTTTCTTTCGGATATAAAGTATGCAAAATATATTCAAGCGAAAACAAAAACTTTAACACAGGATCAAAATCAAATACGGCATAATCAGTATTTTTATACTTACCCTTCGTCAATTCATCTGCTAAATTACTTTCTCTATCTAAAAAGGTTTCTTGATAAAATTCCCAGCCCCAACCCCAATTTTCCATAAAACCCGGCATGATCACCCTTTGTAATTCCTCAACCTTACTTATTATTTCAGGATGCCTATACCCCGTATTAAACGTTATCAATCTTCGCCATACCCCCTCAATTGACATAAAATACGTAAAATATTTTGTCTCCATACTAAACATACATGGTATAACAATCTCTGTTGCACGTGAAAATGCCATATTGGCTTTACTTATCCTTCGATTTGCTAAATCATGGATCAATTGCTTCATGTAGTTTATATCTTTCTTATCACTAACAATAAAATCATCACCTGTAAAAGAAGTCCTCATGTATGGCAATTTCCTGTTAATAAATGCACTCGTTATGTCGTCAGCATGTAAAGTAAAAAAATGTATAGGATTACGGAAAAAAGCATTGTAAAGTTTCAAAGCAGATGTCTTACCGCTCCCTGTCGATCCAATCAATACAAAAATCGGGTTCATCCCAAATAATTCATACCTGCGTAAATAAAACACACTAAACAACCCTATCCAACAAACAAGCTTGAAAATAAAAAAATCATCCGGCAATTCATACAAAATCCGATTAACTAACTGCTTGAATGTTGAATAGCTCCCATAACTTTCTGTATAAAAATTTGAAAAAGAATGATCCTCTAAACTTGCCGTCACAAAATTGCGTAATCGTATAATCGGTATATTATCCGTGTGATGTTTTATTCCTATTACGCTTGGCTCAATTATGTTGATAATGTGTTGATTAAAAAACGCAAGCAAATCTTTATACCTTTTCTTGTCAGCAACTAAAAGCATCTCCGCTTCTGTATAGCCTTTGTCATAATGAACTTTAACAATAAACTCATCCGTCTTATTAGACCCCGCTACAATTATTTTTGACTTCACAAGTTTATCATCATCAATCTTATTAGTCGCAACCCATATCGGATAAAAAAAGCGACAAACATACTTATACTCAACCACACCTGTGTCTTTATCCCTATCTCCCTTAACCGGTGCCTTGTAAAAATATTTCTTGTCCAAAACCTCAAAATTGCTCGGCAACATAAATATAGGCACAAATGGTAAAATAGACCTGTTATACTTCGAACAATCCTGCGGACATCCAAACTCCCGATTAAATCGCTTACAAGACCAAAACGCAAATGGAAATCTATGTAAAACAAACCAATCAAAAAATTTCTTCGTCAATCTCCTCGCCTTGTCAGGCGTCTCTTTCTTATAAAGACTTGCCTTCTCCAATAACTCATCTAATACCTTCTCCCTCTCCTTATCATCCTTAGCAAAATATTGATACAACAAATAATAATACCATATCGCAATCTTCCACTCTACATACGTATGCTCTTCCCAATGCGTCAATATTTTATGCAATACAGAACAAATACTAAGCGTATAATTCTTTATCGCTTCAATATCATAAAACATGTAATAAAGCGTAGTAGAATAATCATTCTCAAAATCAACCTGATTGTTCAATACATCTATCAATTCTTGATCACTATCATCGCTCTCCTTACTTCCACTTTCTTTAACTTCCGGAATAACTAATCGATATATGTCCCAAAAACTCGAATACCACTTACCCTCATAAACTATAATACCATCAGCCCTCGTATAAAACCCCTCAAGTGGCATTATCTTATCAAACTGTATGTTTGGTAGCTCTTTCTCAAAAATTAACTTGATCTGATTAAAAAACGTCGATAAAAAAACCTTAAAAGTAGCAAATAAAACCCCCTCCTCCCTTATCAAATATTTCTCACATAACCACAAAAAGTGATATCCCTTCGTAGTCTTAACTACATACGTAGGCGTATAACCATATTTGTTAAAAATTTTGATCACTTGTCGACACTCAGTCTCGTTTATATCATCAATATCTAATACAAGAATAAAAAACGTATCGTCTAACGAAGACCACGAAGGATAATTAGAATAAAAACCCGTCGATATCCTCAATTTAATGTTCGATGGTGAAACCTTATGTTTCGTAAAAAAACCAATCAAATAATGTATGTAATTATCATACAAAAATGGTTTCGGCGCCGGATAAACCTTCTTAGTATCTGATAACAAATTTTCAACAAAAATATAAACATTAGCCTCCGAAGAATAGCGATGATACATATGAAAAATTTTAGCTAACAAAATATCCTGTCGTTCAAAAATCGTTCCACGTAATAGGTCCGGTATTTCTTGTATAGTTTCTTCAACAGTAACGACAGTCGTTAATTCTTCAATTTCTTTATTCCAATCCATAATTCACCTTCCTTAAAAATTTGTCCCCTAATACCTTTAACTCCTCAAGCACATCACCTTTACGCTTCAAAATATTCCAAACACGACAATCAATCCCATTTTTATCATGTAACCTCACTAAATAAACCTTCTCCGCCTGCCCAAACCTCCAAATCCTACTTAACGCCTGCTCATAAACACGCCACGCAAGCGGTAAACTTAAAAAAAGAATGTTCCTATACTTGTTTAAATTCACTCCCTCCGATATACAATAAGTAGCAATCACAGGCTTCTCCGCATACTTAATCGCATACTCTAACTCCCTCTTGTCCTTACCAGTCACTACATAAACTCTATCCCGCCCAACCCTTTTCACAATCTGCTCTATAGGCTCAAGAAAATAACTAAACACTACCGTCTGCGGATTATCTGTTACAAAATCACATACATAATCAATCTTGTCTTTCAATAAAGCACTCTTTTTATATAAAAACATAAACTCCTGTAAAATATTGCTTGCACAATCTATCTGCCCGTTCTGTATCAAATAACTCTTGCCTATAAAAACTTTGTCATCCTCAATCAAAGATGGCAAATCTACCACTTCAGATCGCTTAAGAAACCAAACATAAGGCAAAACATACTTCTGTAAAAACTTCTCTTTAATACCAGGACGAAATCCTTTAATATAATGAAACATCGTATCAACTTCGAAAAAAATTTCTTTATATTGCGTATAGCTTATCTCACTAAAAGGATGGTCAAATCTTAATATACGCAACTGTGTATAATAATCGTCTGGTTTTTCAAAAGGTGTCCCGGAAAGCATTATTTTATAAGACTTCGAAAAAATTTTCATAATAAGTTTTGTTATCTTAGCTCGAATACTCTTTAACTTGTGCGCCTCATCAAATATCACAAAATCCCAGAACCTTTCTTTCAAAATCTTTTGATGATGTAATCGAAATGTATCGTAGCTTACAATTTTATAATTTTTCAAAGAAATGTTCCATTTTGCGATTTCACCTGTCCACACTTGAATGACACTTGCAGGACATAAAATCAAAACATTATTAAATCTTTCTGCGATCTTTAAGGCTGTTAATGTTTTACCTGTCCCCGTCTCCCATGCAAGATATGTATACCCATTAAAGTTCTCAATTGCTTTCCTCTGATGCTCTAATAAGACCATAATCAACTACTTTTCCCTTAACAAAGCTAATAACAACATACAATATAAAATCGTATCTAAAATCCTTTCTTCTATATCTTCATACTTATACGCATCCTTTCTTAAAATTACATTAACATGTTTACCCATTAGTGTTGTTAACACTTGATAAGTTGTTTCTATTGTATTTTCACCATATACCATCAAAGCAATTTGTTTAATATTTTTTAATATATCATCATCACCACCATAAACTTTATTTTTCTTAAAAAATAAATCTCTTATCTCATCAAACACTTTATCAAAAAATTCTCCCCACACATCAGGGGGTATTTCATCTGAAAAAAAAGCAGCTATAGGTCTATTTAAAACCTTAGCAAGTTTTTTTAATTGAGAAATAGAAAGCATACCTTTTTCTAAAGATCTTAAAGAAATTTTGGTTTTTTTCGCTATCTCTGTGGCATCAAATTTAGAAGCCTCTATTAAACCTTTTATAACCTCTGGTTTTAAATTTAGTTTTTTTCTCATTATTCTACCTCAAATAATTTTTGACTTTTATTTAGCCTATCAACAAGCTTAGAATTAAGCCATTCCTATTACATTTACCTGCATTAACCTCTCATGAAAAATAGGTAACATCTCTAACACCGATAACCACTACCCTTTCCTAAAAAATTTAAATAGCCTCTTCAACCATCCTTTTTTCTCCTCCCTCTTTCTAAACTCCCATCTCTTCGTCCTGCAATTATAAATCATTATATACTTTAACTCCATCTTACACCCCCTTGTTTGTTTTTATTTCCGCGTATTTCTTTGTTTGTTTTTATTTCCGCGTATTTTTTTTGTTTGTTTTAGAATTGAATTCTTTTTACAAACCTTACTTCAGCGTATTGTTTTTTTATTTCTTCAGGTATGTTGTAAAAAGTTCGTTGATACTCAGAAATCTTTATTACCTTGTCCCCTATTCTATATACGCCACTATCCCATTCTTTAAATACTTCCTTTAGCTTTTCTTCCAACTGCTTATACTTTTTCAATTTCTCTTTTATTGCATAATACTTTTCTAACATCTCTTGCAAATCAGGGCTTACTTGAATTTCTTTCATTACAACTTGCTCATCTAAATAACATTGTTGATAAAAATAACATACACGACATAAATCATAATATTCAATTGGTTTTGGTAATGTTTGCTTTTGTAAGTGCTCTTTCACATGAATTGCTCTCTCTGTTATTTCTTCAATTACCGCTTCATCACGTGAAATATCATAAAAATGGTCCTCACCCGTTCGCCTATCAATCAAATAAAGAATACAATTCTCTCTTTTCATTAACAATAAATAAGTTTGAACTTGATAAAGATATTTCCTCGTTAATTGATTTTGTAGCATGTTATCTACACTTAATATTATATCATCGCTTGCAGTGCTTTTGATTTCAATAAAATTTCCATCTTCCAGCACTACATCAATCACTCCTTTTAGATCTAAATCTTCATTTACTACTTCATACTGACATGTTTTGATCTTGACAAAATTCGATATACGTTGTATCGCTATCTTTTCAAACTCCTTTCCTACTTCATACTTTTTGATTACTTTAATTGGTAAGGGTGTCTTTCGTAATAAAACAAGTCGTCTTTCGCATGGATGCCAAACTTCCGATGCAGGTGTATGTTGTAACATATACACTTTATCATTCATTGATGTTTCAACTAATTTTTTCAATTGCTCTGCTTTCATACAATCCCTCCTTTTTCAAAATTTTTGATGATGTTATTAATTCATACAATACACTCTCAACTCCACGCTCCGTATAAATCCCAAACGGCGTATAAAAAATCGGATACTTTCGATACTGCAATCGCTTTATCACAGCCCCTTTCAATTGATTAAATTCTTTCTCCTTGACAGTATCACCTACTACCCTCTTTATAAAAGGCACAATAAACAAATACTTTTCTTTCAAATACTGATACTTCCTTATGTTATATTTCATCAACAAATCCCAATCCTTCCAATTTTTTGCCCAGTTTTCTAAATGCTCCTTCCATTCGTCAAATGTATCAAAAAACACTATACCCTTCGCTCTTAATTTCATCTTAATATGCTCCCCTAAATCCAAACAAATAAATGCACCGCAACCATACCACTGATACCCTAACAAATACCCTTCGCTAAAAATCCGCTTCCTTGTCTTATACCAATCGCGAACCCCAAGCTTCGTCAACATTAAAACAATACCTCTTCTAAATCCCTTACCTTCTTTTTTGTTCGCGAACCACCCTGTGAACCACTCTGTTAACTACTCTGTAAACTACTCTGTGAACTACTCTGTGAACTACTCTGTGAACCGCTTTGCAAACCGCTATGTGAATAAAACATCTCTTTAATTATTGTATTAATGACCGCACCCAGGCATATTTCAACAGCTCGCTTCATCGCCCTTGTTTCAGCTTTGGTAATTAAATTATGCAAACTTTCTTGACCAAACATCTCCTTCCTTTCACATACTCCCACACCTTCACCACGACGAATTACACCGTTTGGAAACTCCACAGTTAATTCAACCTTAACTAATGCATAGTCCTCATTGACTTCTCGTTCAACTACTCGAAAATTATAACCAACAGGCAATGAACTCAACAAATTCAAAATCCCATCACGTCTTATCTCAATAATCTCACCTACCTTTGTCTTTATCCTCGCAAAATCAGATAATTTTAAAACTTGCCTTGCAACTGATAAAACATCTAATTTGCTCTCTTTATACACTTCAACATTCGCCATGATTTAACCCTCCTTTTTATTCCCCTTTTTGTTCGTTTTTCTGTTCTCCTTTTTGTTCGTTTTTTTCCTTCGTTATTACGATCCATAAACCCTCTTTGATCAAATCTGACATGGTCCGTCCCAGCTCTCTACTTATTTTTTTCAAGGTTTCAAAATTCTTATAACTAATCGACGTCCCCAGTCTCGCATCTTGAATTTTCTCTTTTGTCATCTTTTCCCTCCTCATCTTTCTTATACTTATTACTATATTTGCGACAAATTTCTTTCACTGCTTCTGCTATTAATTCCGCAAAAGTTATATTCTTTTTCGAACAATACTCAATCACTTTTTCTTGTAAAGCTTTATTAGTACGAAACGTTATTGTTCTTTGTTTTGACATATAACATCACCTCCCTTAAATTAAACCTTGCATCACAAGAAAATTGAAAAATCTCGAATACTGTATTTCTTGATCAATCTCAGTCCTTTCAAATAAATCATACAATTTAGGCAATCCTCTTGTTATCTTTCTCACAGCATACCACAATTTCTCACCTTTCAATTCCTTAACAGGAATACCATTAACCCCACGATCGTTTATCGAAAGATAAAACCCTTCCGGTTCACCTTCTGTTTTAATATAACGAAAATAAACGTCAGGACCAGAGGAAGTAAGCGTAAGAAATAAAACGTTTCGTTCAGGATCTTCATCTACACCAAATAATTCTTCAAACACACATGCAAACTTTTCAGTTAACATATCGAGAAATCTGTATACTTCTTCTCTTCTTTCACGACTTTTTTGGAGATAACGTATTGCCTTTTCTTCAAATTCTTTTAAAAATTTATATTCCCATAAATCTTTTGTTTCCCTTTTTTCTTCCATTTTTCCCACCTCCTTTTTATTCAACTTCACTCATAACAAGCCAAAAATCAATTTTATGAAGGTCCTCTTCGGTAAGAATTACTCCCTCGGGAAGCCTCGATTTCAAGAATAAATGCAAACCCTTATCTCCTTTACGAAAGAAAACCGACCTTCTCTGACATGGTATCTCCACCCTCAGAAGTTTCGTTAGAAACTGTGCGGTCCCTTCATGACCAACCGCAGAAGTCCATTCATTATTCAATAAAAGATCTCTCGCTTCCTCCACGCTTATTTTTCTCAACTTGACCTTTACTTCAAGGATTTCATCAAAATTAACAGGAACAATTAACGAATTCAAAATATAAACCATCTTTTCACCCCCTTTTTCATTTTTTCATCATATATATTATACCACACTTTTTCCATTTGTCAACTCCCTAAACAAAAATTTTTCCTTTCGCGTAAGAATGAAAAACCCCTCTACCTCATTTGTCTTTTCATTAAAAAACTCATCAATGTCTACATAAAAAAACTCATTCAAAAAAGACAATTCCGCTTTAGTCAAATACCCTTTCTTAATCAAATGAACATTCCCAAACAAAAACTGTTTCACAACATCATACCTAAACATACCCACACCTCCCTTTGTTTTAGTAAGCATACCCACGCCTCCTTGCTTATTCTTGTTCCTCTAAAAATCGACCAACTGAAAAATAATCAAATAAACCCTTACCATCTTTTAAAATTCGAACCTCAATTACATCTGGATTAATTGATTTAAAAGTCATTTTCCACTTTTCACTTTCTTTAAAATTTTTAACAATCCAATACCTTCCTAAGGGACCCCAGGGCTTGTCTTCATCATTCGGAATATAAAGTATTAAGTCAAAACCCCAGAAAATATCACAACTATCCATCATTTTATCACAATAACGATCTTCAACTTCATAACAAAATGGATTTTCACAATATCCCCACTTTCCTGAAGAAATTACTCTTACAAAATACTCTCCCTTGATCTTCACAATATTAAGCCAATATCCATTTTGATTTGCCGAAAATATCCATCTTTTCGCTTTTTTCTTTAATCCTTTTTCTATAAGAGAACCATCAAATGGCATCATCCACCAAAATAACCATTTCTCCTTCTCCCATTCTTCTTTATATTTTTCCCACCAAGGAAACCATGGAACAATTTTTTCTGACTTCCCCATACCCACACCTCCTTTAGCTTTTTGTATATATTATACTCTACTTTTTCTAAATGTCAAGTCCTAACTATTCCCTTTCTACGCTTCCGCCTCTTCTTCTTCTTTACTACCTCCACCCACACAAAACCAGAAGGTCCTCTAACCAACCTTTCCTCATAAGGCATTAGCTCAATCTCCCAAAACCCTACCTTAGAACCATACATATAAACCACTATATCCGGCTCACCACAAACACAATAACCACCATATAAACCCTCACACCCAGGATTAGAACAACTACTAAACCTACTAAATACCACCCGACCAAAATACTTGCCACCCACTCGAATAATAGAAAAAATACTACACGACGTCACATACTCCCAAATCGGAACACGAATAATCCTCATACCACACACACGCTATAGTTTTAATTTTTTCTCAACCAAATCACCCTAAAAATAAATAAAAAAGTAAAAGCCTCATTGAAACCCCCTACGCAAAAAGAGATTG